AATTTGAACTTGTTTCAGATTTTTACATCGTCAACTCCCACCTATTTACCTACTTTATATAAACAATAATCTGACAATATGAGCTATAAAGGTTTACATTTAAAACGTAAAACTTACAAGTCTATAAAGCCGGACTTTGTTATAAGAGTAATTAAATGGCTGGTTCTTTGTAGTAATACAAAGACGGTCCACATTAACCTTTTTAGCAAGATAGCTGTTGAACTCGAAACTGTGATTCAGAATAGAGGTCCTAAAGAAGGAATTAGGGTCGCGAAAGCTGCCCGATCCATAATCTTTAAGTTTCTATCTGGTGATCGCAGTCTAGAGACAATACTAGATCTAAAAAGAGTTTTGAGAGCTAGTGACTTACCTAGTGCTGTAAAAGCAGTTATTAGACTCGTTTTTGATGATATAATTTTCGGCCTCGACTTGCGTCTTGTCCTGACTTTATTCTATTCAACTAGAGCTCTTAACTTGCCCCCAGTTCTTGAAACTAAATCAATTACCGAATCTTCTCCGGTAGTCATTTGTAATTCTACACTTGGCGAAAGTCCGTTTGGTTTAATCGATTTAGCTAAAGATTTCTGGAACAGTATCGGTATAAAACAGCAGCGCAGCACAGTACCAAAGCGCTTAAGATTTAAGGAATTCCATTTGACGACTAAGTCGGGCCCGTCTGGGCACGCACTTTGGTCAGCAATGGAAGACTTCAAGAACTTACCAACTCCCTTAAAAAGGACTCTGGAAGTAATTGGAGGACCTAAAATCGTTAAGATCTTTAGTACACTCGAAAAGTACAATCCGGACATCTCGGAATTTATTAAAGAATACTCAACTCCTATTTTGGATATCCAGAAGAAAGAATATGAGGACGACTTACGAGTTAAAGAACGAAAGTTCAAGAGGAGAAATCCTACTAAAACATTCATTCCTCATAAGTTTAAGCCCTATATTCCTATTCGAAATAAGCAAAATATTAGAAGAATATCCTTAATACCCGATGATGAAGGAAAGACACGTACAGTTGCCATTCTAGATTATTGGTCTCAGACTGTTTTACGGCCTTTGCATCAATATCTGTTTGGTTTCTTGAAACGTATCCCCCAAGATTGTACCTTTAAGCAAGGATCTTTCCTTACAAAATTAAAGAAGACAGATATTTACTATAGTATCGACTTAAAAAGCTTTACTGATAGATTACCTGTTAATTTAAATTGTATGTTACTTGAACAAAGATTTGGTAAAGAGTATGCAGAGGCTTGGAAAGACATTATGGTCGGTTATCCGTATAAGACCCCAGATGGTGAATTTATTCACTACTCTGTTGGTAATCCTATGGGAGCCTTCTCATCTTGGAATTCTTCAGCACTCACACACCACTTTATTATTTTCATATGTTGTCGTAACCTGGGGATCCCCTGGTCTGACGCTAACTATGTGCTTTTAGGCGATGATCTTTGCATAGGAGATAAACTCTTAGCAGAAGAATATATTCGTATTATTGCCATTCTGAACATGCCTTACTCCTCGGAGAAGACACATGTCAGTAAGACATCATACGAGTTCGCCAAAAGATTCATAGTTAACAATACTGAGTTGTCGCCATTCCCGATTAAGTCCTTGTGGTCTAGCAGAAAGAATCCCTTGGGGTTCCTTGCAACTATCATAAGCGAATCTCAAAAAGGTTGGTTCAACGAAGGATTTTGTGCACTCAAATTATATGACTATTGGTTAAATGTATGTGAATTTCCTTCGACTTTTCGGAAGAAGAAAATAACTGCACTGTACCCAACCCATCAAATCATGATGGTTCTTCAGGGACGCTTGACAGATTTGGAAGCCCTAGGGCCTCTTATCGATAAAAGCTATCCCAGCTTGACGCAACATTTTCTTGAACAAGAATCTCTAGGATTAAAACCCTATCAGAAACTTCTAAAGTCAATTGTTAAATCTTGCTTTGAAGAAAGTTTTGCGGA